CACCACACCACCTACTAATCACCACCACCACCACCACCACCAACCACCACCACCACCACCACCTCCGCCCTTGTCGCCAAGTTGCCGCCGCAGGTCGGCTTTCTCACCCACGCCCGCGAATGGCATGCTAGGGCAGACCCTTTGCTCAAACCACGAGTAAAAGCACGGTTTTCCCTTCCCAAGCATTTCGATGCAGAGCCCCTCCCAGTGACCACTGGGGGCCCGTTATTCGCGGGTTTTCATCCCGTTGTGCCGGACAATGGGTATTATAATTTTCTTGCCGCTTTCCGGAAGCGGTGTAATTATTTTTGCGCTGAACGCGCATCTCCGCAGATCATTTCCCGGTCTACGGAGCTCATTTCATTGTTGGCCCCACAGCCTCTACCCTCTTTTGAATGGACGTCCGAGCTCTTTGAAGCTTGGCTCGTGAAATTTGGTCCTGAGAAGCAAGCCCGCATGAGGGCTGCAGTCGAGTTGTTTCCGACTGCCACTCTCAAGGATTATTCCAGCAAGGAGATCTTCGTTAAGACCGAAGCCTTGTTGGTTCAACACAAGCCTAATTGGGCCCCACGAGTCATCTACAAAGGCACGGACATTTACAACGCTCTTTCTGGTCCAATCTTTTGCGAGTTGATGTCACGCCTGGATGCGTGCTTCAACCGCATGGATGGCAAATACCGCTTCAAGGCAGCTTATAAAAAGACGCCTGAAGTTTACACTCCTTTTGTCAGTGGTGGCAATGGGGAATTCATTGAGTGCGACTTCAGCGCCAATGACATGAAGCAATGCTCAGACGTGATGCTTCTTGAGATAATGTTGATGCGCCGTTTGGGTTGTCCTGAATGGTTCATCCGCTTACACAGCAAGACTAACCATTTTGTTGTGTCCAACAAGAAGCACGGAGTCCGGGCAGAGCTTGACAATCAGCTCCCCACTGGTGCCACTGACACCACTTTCCGGAACACGTTTTGGAATGCGTGCATTCTTTTCGCATTCCTCAACGCGCAGCGCGCCACTCGCTGCAACGCTCTTTTGCTCGGCGACGATATGCTTGCCCGCATTGAGGGTCTTGGGAGATACGCTGCCAAGACGTACCAGGGGATAGCCAGTGAGGCGAAAATGGACGCCAAGGTCAAGCGCTTTCGGGGGCTTGTCAATTGTTCATTTCTCAGCAAGCTGTTTATCCCTCGGCCTTCTCAGCCAGTGACGCACCTTACGGTCCCACTGCTTGGGAAAGCCCTGGCACGTTTTAACATGCGTGCCAACCTCAATGCCGGTGTATCTGACCCGGCATACTTCATGGGCAAAGCCTTAGGCTATGCTTATGAATTTCGCTTCGTGCCCTGTTTGCGGGACATATTCTTAGAACGTTTCAGTATCCAACTGGAGCGCTTCTCTGAGGACCGCAAAATGCTCAAAGCCGCTGGCGTGGAAGTTTCCTGGAATGCACGTGAGGCCGGCGTTACCCTTAGCAACATCCGAGACAAGTTAATTGTCGAAGATGTTGTGGGTGACGACGACTTCAATGTGTTCATCTTCCATCGTTACGGCGTCTTTGGGTATCAAGTT